TCAGGCAATTTCCTTCTGGTCGGCGGCCTTTGCGGCCTCGCCGAGAATGGCGCTTACGAGTTCTTCGCGGCGAAAGGCGAGTTCACGGAGCAGCCGCCCCTCCTGCCGGGCGAGGGCATCGAGTTCGACGATACGCTTCTGTGTGGGCAGGTCGGGCACGGCAATCTCGAGGTTCTCGAGGACCGCCATCGGGATCATCCTGAGACTTGTGCCTTGTGCTTCCGCGCCGAGCCTGCGCTGCGCATCGGGCTGGTTGATGGCCCATGCCACGTATTCGGGGAGAACACGGTCCCGGTCGGGGCGAACGATCACCAACGGGACGATGACCACGACGGGCTCCGGCAGCGAAGCGGGAATGGCCGCCGCGGCGTTCGGCTCGCCACGCGATCGAAAGACGACCTCGCCGCCGCTGACGAAGTATCGGTCGGACAGCTTGTCCAGATCGTACCTGTGGAAGTCTGGTCCCGGCGCTTCGCCGTTCGTTCCGACGTCACGCAGCTGAAGCGCCGGCACGCCACCTTCCGAGAGCGGATCGAGCCTGCCGCGCGCAGTGTAGCCGGAGTGAATGTCAGAGAGCTCCGCGAGCCGCATGAAAGAATCCTCTGTAAGACGATTTACAGAGATCTAGGCGAGATCGTCCCTCGAGTCAATCCTTAAAAGTGCAGTTTTCATCCTACAGAGAAAAATGCAGTGCCTGATGCTGCCATGTAAGCGGGAACGGCTCCAGCACCTGCGCGAGCGTCACTTCCGGCCCCTGCTTCCCGTCCAGGATGCCCTCGATGATGTCAGGCGCGAGCAGCGTGAGCCGCAGGACGCGGGTCATGTAGGAAGGCGCGATGCCCTCACGTTCGGCCAGTTCGGCGATGGTAGCGAACTCAGCCGACTCCAGCATCCGTTTCCAGCGGAACGCGCGAGCCAGTGCCTTGACCAGCGTGTTGTCGGTCCGTGGCGAGTGCGCCGCGCCTTCTGGCAACTGCATCTCTTTCCGTCCGCCCCGCTTCACGATGCGGAACGGGACGTGGAGTGTCACGGTGTCGGGGACTGGCGCACCGCGTGTCACGCAGCTTCTCCGGTTCCACCAGCCAGCATCTCGCGGGCCAGGCCGCCGAGGCCCTCGACGCGCAGGCGGAGGTTGAGCCCGTCAGTGCCAATATCCACGCGCTCGACCAGCAGTGCCACGATGCGCGCCTGTTCGGACGGGAACAGTTCATCCCACAGCGGATCGAGCTGCTGCAGCGCCGCGCGGGCGTCGACTTCGGTGACTCCGTCAGCGTGGGCACGCGCAGCCTTCCATGTCCCTGCCACGATCTCGGGCTGGCGGAACACGGCGCGAAGCTGGTCGATGACGGCGGTCTCGATCTCGCCAGCGGGCACGCGGCCGACCGGGCAAGATCTAGCGCCATGCTTCAGCACGGTCTGGCTGACATAGTAGCGGTAGAGCCTTTCGCCCTTGCGGGTATGTGTCGGCGAGAAGGCGGCGCCGTCAGGACCGAACAGAAGCCCCTTCAGCAGCGCGGGCGTGTCGGCGCGGGTGCGGGCGGCGCGCTTGCGGGGGCTCTCCTGCAGGATGGCGTGAACCTTGTCCCATGTCTCGCGGTCGATGATCGCGTCGTGCTCGCCGGGATAGCTGTCGCCCTTGTGGACCGCCTCGCCGATATACGCGCGGTTGGACAGCATCCGGTAGAGGTACTTTTTGTCGATCCGGTTGCCGCGCGGCGTGCCGAGGCCACGCGCGCCGACCTCGCGGGCCAGCAGCGTGCAGGAGCCGATCTCGATGAAGCGGGCGAATATCCAGCGCACATGCTCGGAGTTCTCCTCGTCGACCAGCAGCTTCCGGTTTTCCACCCGATAGCCGAAGGGCGGCACCCCGCCCATCCACATCCCCTTCTTCCGACTGGCGGCGACCTTGTCGCGGATGCGCTCGGCCGTCACCTCGCGCTCGAACTGGGCGAAGGACAGCAGGATATTCAGCGTTAGCCGCCCCATGGAAGTGGTGGTGTTGAACGACTGCGTGACCGAGACGAACGTGACCCCGTTCCGGTCGAACACCTCGACCAGCTTGGCGAAGTCAGCCAGCGAGCGGCTGAGGCGGTCGATCTTGTAGACCACCACCACATCGACCAGCCCGTCCTCGATATCCTCCAGCAGCCGCTTCAGGCCGGGGCGTTCCAGAGTGCCGCCGGAGATGCCGCCGTCGTCATACTGATCGCGGACCAGCACCCAGCCCTCGGACCGCTGGCTGGCGATGTACGCCTCGCAGGCCTCGCGCTGTGCGTGGAGCGAGTTGAATTCCTGCTCCAGCCCTTCCTCGGAGGACTTCCGCGTGTAAACCGCGCAGCGCAGCTTGCGGACGACCTTCGATTTTTCCGGCGGCTTCGTCATGTCCGTCCCCTGTGGTTCTTGAGACCAAAGAAGACCCAGCCGTTCCATCTGGTGCCGGTGATCGCGCGCGCGATGGCCGACAGCGACTTGTACGGCCGCCCCTGCCACTCGAAGCCATCGGCGGTGACCGTGACAATCTGTTCGACGCCCTGCCATTCGCGCAGGAGGCGCGTGCCGGTGATGGGGCGGTCGCGATCGAGGCGCATTCCGCGCTTCTTCTTGTCGCCGCCGTCCAGTTCGTCGCCCAGCCGTTCCAGCCGCCGGATCGTCTCGGGCTTCAAGCCGCCATAGGCGAGTTCCTGGATGCGGTAGGCGATACGGCTTTCGAGAAAGCGCCGGTTGAACGGCGGCGGTTCGCTGTCGAACAGATCGCGCCACTGCTTTTTCAGGTCAGGCGTCGGTGTAGTCTTCAGCGCGGCCAGGCGCGCGGGGATGGGGTCGTGAGTCGTCATGTTTTCTCCGTTGGGTTCGGGGTTGCATGACGGCATTGGTCGGACGGATAGTGTAGGCAAATTTCTCCAGTATCGTCAGAAGGTTCGCTCCGATTGCGCCGCATCAGGCGGACCAGCCCGAGGGCGAGCAGGCCACACAGCTCGGTGCGGCGTTCGGCGGGCGTCATCTGATTGGGTGGCAGTGGATTGGGGCGTTTCATGTCTCGGTGGCCGGTCTTGATGGTGTGCTACCTATCAAAAGCCACCCAGCCGTCCGAGGTGGGACATCTCAGCGGAACGGGATGCGGAAATGCGAACAGGGAGAGAACATCAGGGCTTGCCGATCACGGATTTGTCCATGATTATCGCAGGTTGAATCAATCGAGAGCAGTAGTTCATTGAGGTGAGTTCATGGCGCGCAAAGCATCCCCGATCGGTCCGCATGTTCTGGCGCTGATCGAGGATGCGCGCGTCGACCTCGCCCGAGCTGCCCTCGCCGTGCGCGAGGGTGACAACGAACCGGATTTCAAGCTGCCCGAGGACGTTCCCGACCTCGCCGACGAAGATGCAGTCGAGGCGTTTCGGCAAGCGCTTGTCGAGACGCTGTCGGACTTCGACCGCGATGACCTGCGACCTGCCGAGCAGAGATCAAGAAGGATCCGAGCTCTCTCCGAGAAAAAGGGCGTCACCTCGCTCACCACCATTGTCGAGCAACAATTCGATGACGCACGGTTGCAGGAATTCCACCGGCAGCCAGATGAGCTCTGCAGAAGTATCTGGGCATATCTGCATGAACGCGAGACCTTCGAGGATGCGGAGAGCTTTCACTTCGCCCGACAGTTCCGCGACCACGGCAAGCTATACGACGCCTTCGAGGTCGAGCTGGAGAACCAAGTAGCCCTTGACGCAGCGGCCATCGACGAAAAGGCGCTGGCGTCCAAGATCAAAGGCATGCTCGAGCTGAAGCCCGAGATATCCTGTACGGTCAAGGCGCTTGATCTGCCTGCCACCGACACGCACCCTGCGTCCATCATGCTGATCGTCCGGCATGGTGGCGCGCTTTCGAGCGTCTATGATCACCGGCAAGACGGACGGCGGGGAACCATCTACTACCGCCCGCCGAACGAGGCGACGCTGATCTACACGCCCTCGATGCGGCAGATTGAGGTCTGCGCGGACAGCCCCGTGGTGCGCCAGACGGTCAGCGACTCCTTCGCCGAAGTCGCGCTTGGTCACGACATTTCCCAGAAGCCGCTGACTTGGAAGCGCTATAATCTCTCGCGCTTCCGTTCTTCGCTTCTCCTGCAGCCCCCTGAGATCGAAGGGTACGCGTTTGAGTTCGCGCGCGTCATCGAAGCGGAAATCCGGCTGGGAACCTGGCGCCGCAAGCTACAGCTCAAGGTGACGGTCGACGATGACATCCAGGAGGTCGCCGACCGATATCTCGGGGCGCGGAACATTTTCCGGCGCGCCGAAGCGTTCAGCCGGATCACCATCGCGGTGGCCTACAACCTGATCGGCGATGAGAAGCAGCGGACGCTCAACATCACGATTGCGGGCACGAAGAGCTGCAACCTGCAGAGCAAGCCCGATCCGGAGGAACGCAGTCTCGGCTTCGCGCTGCTCAAGGAATGGGGAATCCTGAGCGCGTTCAGGCAAATCGCGCATGATGACCTTCGCGCGATATTTCCCCAGCTTGTTCAACTCCACGATCGCATCGAGGACGAGGTCAGCGGAAGTTATCTGCTGGAACTCGGGCTTGACCCGAAGCGTCTCATCGAAGGCGGCCTGCTTGAGCGCCGCGACCGTCAGGACGTCGTTCTCATCGAGGACGATGACGTCGATGGCGAAGGCGCCGTCAAGCCGTCGGCGACCGAAGGCATGGTCCAGGCTGTCGGCCCTTTCGACGAAGATGCCGGCAAGCGCCCCGTATCGGATGTCGAGATGTTCGCCATCAACGCTCAGTGGCTTCACGAGACGCTCATGCGCCTGATGAAGCCGCTGCTGAGCAAGCGGGCGGCGCAGATCCTGGACCCGGACCTGACCCTCGTCGGCGCCATCCAGATCGATGAGGCAGATGTGCCCGTCTATTTCGCCCGGCGGCTCAATGATCCGAAAGCGGCGCAGAGACTGGATCTGATGTTGCGCGCGCGGGACACCGCTGGGGTGGGCATCGTCTTCGCCGCGAGCGAGGAGATGCCGTCACATCTTGGGCCCAACGTCGTCATGCCGCTGCTGTCCCATCTCGCATCGGCGGACGAGGAAATGCTGTTAGCGCGCGACGGAATAGAACTCGCGTACCGAGTCGGTCTTTCACTCGCACGCGGGGGCGTGTCCCCGCGGGTAGTTCGGACAGGCAAGCAGTCCGGCACGCTGTTCATTCCTGGCAGGGAACCGCTTCACCTCGCTGGGAACGATCAACTTACGATTTTCGAGCGCCTGGTGGTCGCAGCCACGAAAGGCAGTCCCGACGTTCAGGTAAAGGCGCTGATGGAAGGCTTCGAATCCAGAAGCCCCCAGCAGGCGTTCCGGAAGGAGACCTGGGACAGCATTCGGGACGTCTATATCGGCAAGGGTGCGAAGAACGGATATTGGCGACTGCTATTCACTGCGCAGCCAACTGAAGCCGTGGCCGAGCGAGCCGAGGAAGCGACCGTCTAACAGCGGTCTAACATGCGGCGGGAGACGGTCTAACAGACCACTGATTATTGGAAGGGCTCCACATAGAGGAGCACTTCCATGCCGACTCCCTTCCCCTCGCGCCAGGCAGCCCCGACGAGCTGGTCCGGCGACGCGACGACCAGGTCCAACACCCACAACTCGGAATGGCGCTGCACGCGCTGTGAGAAGCTGCTCGGCGTCTGCCGGGACGGCCGCATGCACCTGCGCTTCGCGCGGGGGCATGAGTATCTCGTGGGCTTTCCGGTTCAGGCCACCTGTCGCGGCTGCGGCACGCTGAACAACGCAACCGCGCCCATGCGCTGACGCGCATCCCCCTCCCCTGAATTCGCAGAGACGCGAGACGTCCTGACCTGGCCACGAGAAGGCGCCGGACGCCTGGCCGCAAGGCAGGCGTCCGATGTCCTTCGCGTGGCACGAGATCCGTGATCACCTCATGCAATCTTCCTCCAACCTTCACTTCCAGCGCAGTTTCGACGCCATCCGGCGCGCGCAGGCCGCCTTCGCGCCGTTCCGCGATCCAACGGCGCTGCTGGACGGGCTGCATAGCACCCCCGGCGATCCCGCCCGGAAAAACCTGATCCTCTCCGCTCTCGTCAGGGTGGCGCAGGGCGACGGTCCCGCGTCCGACTGCGCCCTGACGCTGCTGTTGCTGGCGCTCTGGCCCGGCCTCGACGCCATCCGGCACCGGTCAATCTGGCGCAGGATCGGCGCCGCCGACGAGGTCGCGTCCGACGTGCTGGCGCGCACCATCGAGGCGATCCGCAGCCTCGACCTCGGGCGCATCAACTGGATTGCGGCCACGGTGCTGCGCAACGTCGAGCGCGACATGATCCGCGTGCGCCAGCGCGACCAAGCGCGCGAACGTCTCGCCAGCGGTGCCGCCCCCGACGAGGTGGCGGACAACGGCGACAGCGGAATCGGCGCTGCCGGGTATGCCCGGCTGAACGGCGCCTTGCGGAAGCTGCTCGGCGATGACGCCCTGCTGGTGATCCGCGTGGCGATCGAAGGCTTCTCGCAGGCGGAAGTCGCCGTCGAACTGGACCTAACCGAGGCTGCCGCCCGCAAGCGGTACCAGCGCGCGATGCGCCGGCTGCACGACGCCCTCCAGGAAATCCCTGAACCGATGTCCCGATCCGGTCCCGCCGATGGCTTTTCCCATTCGAGCGCCCCGAGCGCCTTCCCTCCAACCGAAAGCAGACACGCATGAACCGCACTGCCGATCTGTCGCTCGAGGATTTCAGGCGTCTTCCGGGGCTCTATCGCCGCTGGGAACTGACCGAGGTCTGCGAGCCCAACCGCAACTATCAGATCGAGGACGCCGGCGCCCACGCCGACGGGACGCCGCTCTTGGCGATCTACGTCGCCGAGCCCGCGCCCGACGTCCGCGAGGCCGCGTGATGCGCCTCCTCGATCACATCATCTCACGGAGAACCGCCATGCCGGACCAGCCGGACGACATCACCCGTCTTCGCGCCGCGAGCTACGCCCTCGAAGACCTCCCCGAAACCATCGCCTTCCCGCAGCGCCCCGGCGACGAGCAGCGCGAGCCGTTGCCGGTCGTCGAGGCGACCGTCGACGAGATCGCCTTCGCGATCGTGGAAGCGGAGCGCGAGAACTTGGCCGCCTACCGCCGAACCGACGCACTGAAGCGGCTCTACAAGCTCGCCCACGAGGCGGGGTGCATCGGCGCAGATCGCGCCGCCACTGCGGTGATCAAGAAGGAGGGCCAGTGATGGCCCTTCCCATCATCGGCGCCGACGAACGGCTCGCGCATCGCAAGGGGATCAAAGGCGTCATCTTCGGCCGGTCCGGCATCGGCAAGACCAGCCTGCTCTGGACGCTGAATGCCTCCACCACGCTCTTCCTCGATCTGGAGGCCGGGGATCTGGCGGTCGAGGGGCTGGAGATCGACACTCTCCGGCCGCGCACATGGAAGGAATGCCGCGACTTCGCGGTGTTCATCGGCGGCCCGAACCCGGCGCTGCGCGAGGACCAGCCCTACAGCCAGGCGCATTTCGAGGAGGTCTGCGGGCGCTACGGCGATCCCACGGTGATCGGGAAATACGAGACCGTCTTCATCGACTCGATCACCGTGGCCGGGCGGCTCTGCTTCCAGTGGTGCCGCGGGCAGCCCGAGGCGTTCTCGGAGAAGACCGGCAAGCCAGATATCCGCGGCGCCTACGGGCTGCACGGCCGCGAGATGATCGGGTGGTTGACCCACCTGCAGCACACGCGCGGCAAGCATGTCTGGTTCGTGGGCATCCTCGACGAGCGGCTCGACGACTTCAACCGCAAGGTCTTCCAGCCGCAGATCGACGGTAGCAAGACCGGGCTCGAACTACCGGGCATCGTCGATCAGGTCATCACCATGGCCGACATCCCGGACCCGCTCGGCCAGCCGCAGCGCGCCTTCGTCTGCCAGACGCTGAACCCCTGGGGCTATCCGGCCAAGGACCGCTCCGGTCGCCTCGACAGGGTCGAGGCCCCCCATCTCGGCCGGCTGATGGAGAAGATCCAGCGCCCCGCGGCGCCAGCCTCCGAACGCCTGACCTGGCCGCCGGTGACGCCCACCGATCCCGCCCCCGTGCAGGAGCCCGGCCATGGCTGAGCGCCTCTCGCCACGCCCGGTGTCCCGATCCGGTGGCCGGGGTGGCTTTCCCTTTCTGACGCCGCTGCGCGTCCCACCCTCCAACTGAAAGGAGCCGCGCAATGTCCGGACCCTGGAACGACTTCAACTCCGCGCAATCCAACACCAACGTCATCCCGAAGGGCACGCTCGCCAAGGTGCGCCTGACGCTCCGCCCCGGCGGCTTCGACGACCCCTCGCAGGGCTGGACCGGCGGCTGGGCGCGCCGCGCCGCCACCGGCGCCGTCTACCTCGACGCCGAATACACGGTGCTTGAGGGGCCCTATGCCCGGCGCAAGGTCTGGTCGCTGATCGGCCTCTACAGCCCCAAGGGCCCGGACTGGGCGAACATGGGGCGCGGCCTGATCCGCGGCATCCTCAACTCGGCGCGCGGCGTGTCCGACAAGGACAACTCGCCCGAGGCGCAGGCCCGCCGCCGCATCAACGGCTTCGGGGATCTCGACGGGGTCGAGTTCATCGCCCGCATCGACATCGGCACCGACACCAACGGCGAGGACAAGAACGAGATCCGCGCCGCCGTCACGCCCGACCATCGCGATTACGCCGCGCTGATGGGCACGGTCGCGCCGCAGTTCGCCGCCGCCCCGGCGCAGAGCCAGGCCCCGCAGCAGCCCACCACGGCCACTCAGCCAGGCCAGCCCGCGTCCGCCCCCGGCTCCGCCGGTCGGCCGAGCTGGGCGCAGTAAGGGGGGAGATCGGCCATGCGCCTGCGCCCCCGCCAGAAGACCTTCGTCGAGCGCAGCGTGGCTGCGCTCGCCTCCCGCGGCAACACGCTGGGCGTGGCGCCCACCGGTGCTGGCAAGACCATCATGCTCTCGGCGGTCACCGGCGAGATGATCGGCGCCATGTCAAAGAATTCGGGGGCCAAGGCCTGCGTGCTCGCCCATCGCGACGAGCTGACAGCCCAGAATCGCGCCAAGTTTCAGCGCGTGGTGCCGGGCGTCGCCACCTCGGTCATCGACGCCACGGAGAAGTCCTGGAACGGCCAGGTCGCCTTCGCCATGGTGCCGACGCTGGCGCGGGCCTCGAACCTCGCCGACATGCCGCGCCTCGATCTGCTGGTCGTGGATGAGGCGCACCATGCGGTGGCCGACAGCTATCGCCGCATCATCGACCGGGTGCGCGAGGCTAATCCCGACGCCCGCATCTTCGGGGTCACGGCGACGCCGAACCGGGGTGACAGGAAGGGCCTGCGCGAGGTCTTCGACAATGTCGCCGACCAGGTGCGGCTGGGCGAGCTAATCGCCTCGGGCCATCTCGTCCGGCCCCGGACCTTCGTAATCGACGTGGGCGTGAAGGACGAACTGCGCTCGGTCCGCAAGAGCATGTCGGATTTCGACATGGCGGAGGTCGCGGCCATCATGGACCGCGCCCCCGTCACCGACGAGGTGATCCGCCACTGGAAGGAGAAGGCGGGCGACCGGCAGACCGTGGTGTTCTGCTCCACCGTCGCGCATGCCGAGCATGTCACCGACGCCTTCAGGGCGGCGGGCGTGTCCGCCGCGCTGATCCACGGCGATCTGGCGGCCGAGACCCGCAAGGCGATCCTCGCCGACTATGCGGCGGGGGACATCCGCGTCGTCGTCAACGTGGCGGTGCTGACCGAGGGCTGGGACCATCCGCCCACCTCCTGCGTCGTGCTGCTGCGCCCCAGTTCCTACAAGTCCACCATGATCCAGATGGTCGGGCGCGGCCTGCGCACCGTCGACCCCGAGGAACATCCCGGCATCGTCAAGACCGACTGCGTCGTGCTGGATTTCGGCACCTCCAGCCTGATCCACGGCACGCTGGAACAGGATGTCGATCTCGACGGCAAGACCGAGACCGGCGAGGCGCCGACCAAGACCTGTCCTGCCTGCGAGGCGGAGATCCCGCTGGCCGCCACCGAGTGCCCGCTCTGCGGCGAGGTTTTCCCGCGCGAGGACGAAGAGACCGGTGAAGGTGGCGGTGCCGCGCCGCTCTCGGGCTTCATGATGACCGAGATCGACCTGCTGAAGCGGTCCAGCTTCGCCTGGGTCGACCTCTACGGCACGGACGACGCGCTGATGGCCACGGGCTTCGCGGCCTGGGGCGGCATCTTCTGGCTGGACGGGGTCTGGTACGCCATCGGCGGCGCCAAGGGCGAACGCCCGCATCTGCTGGGCGTCGGCGAGCGCACCGTCTGCCTCGCGCAGGCCGACGACTGGCTGAATACCCACGAGACCGACGAGAGCGCCTTCAAGACCCGCTCCTGGCTGCGCCAGCCGCCGACCGAAAAGCAGCTGCAGTACCTGCCGCCCGAGTGCCGCCATGACTTCGGCCTGACGCGCTACCGCGCCTCTGCTCTGATGACCTTCGGCTTCAACAAGCGCGCCATCCGGCAGCTGATCGACGCGGCGGCCTCTCCCGAACGGAGGGCGGCATGACCCATGCCCACATCCAACCCCATCACCGCCGAGGACCGGCGGCGGCTCTGGCATCCGCGTGGGACGCTCTGTGCTGTCTGCTGGCAACCCACCCGTGGCTTTGGCTGGTTCGATCCGCACCGCCCGGCGGCTTCGCCGCCACGTTCATCGAAATGTGCGCGTCCGCGCACGGGGCGGCCCCGGCCATCGGTCTGGTTCTGCTCGATGCCCTGCCAGTCCTTCTGGACGCGCTTGGCGCGGGAGCGTTTCGCCATGGTTGACCTGACCGAAGAGGAGCGCGCCGCGATCACCGCCACCATGAAGCGCGTGGCGCTGCTGATGGACGAGATCGGCTGGGCCACTCCGCTCGCCGACCTGACCGAGCCGCAGGTGCGCGCGCTGATCGAGGAAGCCGTCGAGGGCTTCCGCGAGGCCATGTCCGACATCGCCCGGGCGCAGACGCCGGAGGTGCCGTTTTGATGAAAACGTGCAGCAAATGCGGTGAAGAGAAGCCGGCGGTAGAGTTTGGCGTGCGGCGCCGGAGCCCCGATGGCCTACAGGCTTGGTGCCGGGATTGCCGCCGGGAATATCAGCGTGCCTATGCGCAGACTTCCCGCGATCCCGAAAGGCATCGGGAGGCGCAGCGCCGCTATCGGCTGCGCCACGCCGAGAAGAACCGAGCGCACAGCATCGTCAGGAGCGCCGTCAAGGCGTGCCGGATCATCGTCCCGGTCTGGTGTCAACGCTGCGGCTGCGTGACCGATCTCGAGGCCCATCATCACGATTACTCCGAGCCGCTCGCGGTCGAATGGCTCTGCTCGACCTGCCACGGGCTTGCCCACCGCAGCTACGAGGGAGGTCAGCATGCTGGACTATAACCGCCGTTCCAGCTTCGCCGACCGCGTCAACGCCGCCGTCGATCAGGCGCTCACCGCCGATCAGGCCATGCGGCCGCCCCGCGACTATCTCGGCGGCTCGCGCCTCGGGCAGCCTTGCGAGCGGGCCCTGCAGTTCGAGTTCACGGCCACCCCGAAGGACGAGGGCCAGGACTTCTCGGGCCAGTCGCTGCGCATCTTAGCCATCGGCCATGCGCTCGAGGATCTGGCCGTCGCCTGGCTGCGCGGCGCGGGCTTCGACCTCTACACCCGCAAGGGCAACCGGCCCGATGGCGGCCAGTTCGGCTTCTCGGTCGCGGGCGGGCGCATCCGCGGTCATGTCGACGGCATCATCGCCGCCGGGCCCGAGGGCTTCGGTCTCGCTGTTCCCGCGCTCTGGGAATGCAAGACGATGAACGCGAAGAACTGGCGCGCCTGCGTGAAGGATGGCGTGGCCAAGTCGAAGCCGGTCTATGCCGCCCAGATCGCGCTCTACCAGGCCTACATGGAAGGAACGGTCCCCGGCATCTCGGCCGCGCCCGCGCTCTTCACCGCGATCAACAAGGACACGGCCGAGCTGCACCACGAGCAGGTCGCCTTCGACGCCGATCTCGCACAGCGCATGTCCGACCGGGGCGTGCGGATCCTGCAGGCGACCGACGCAGGCGAGCTTCTGCCGCGCGTCGCCACCACGCCCGACTTCTTCGAATGCCGCTTCTGCCCGTGGTCCGAGCGCTGCTGGAGACTTCCCGCATGAGCGACGACGGCATCCTGCACTTCAACCCGTGGATGGACTTCAACGACGGGCCGCCGTCCGAGAATCCCTTCGGCTGCGACCCGGACCCCGTGCAGATCGCCGTCTTCCTCGATACCGTGTTCAGCTGGTGCGAGGGGCTGATCCCGCTCCGTGGCTTCGTCGACAAAGGTCAGGGCCGGGACGGCAAGCCGCACAACATCTGGATCCTGGCCGACGACACCGCGCCGGGAAAACTCGCGACCTTCGCCGCGTGGGCGAACCGCGAGGGGGCGGCGGTCTATGTCATCCCCGGTACGGTCGAGGAACAGGGCCAGGCCCGCGCCGCCGACGTGCTGCAGATGCAGGCCATCGTCGTCGATCTCGACGCGGGCGACATCCCGGCCAAACTGGACCATGTCACCCGCCACCTCGGCGCGCCCACGCTCATCATCGAAAGCGGCGGGCGCACGCCTGAGGGTGCGGCGAAGCTCCATGTCTGGTGGAAACTGACCGAACCCGCCGAGGGCGAGGATCTGGTCACCCTCTGCCGCCTGCGCGGCGAGATTGCCGTGAAGGTCGGCGGCGACACGCATTTCCGCTCGGCGCACCAGCCGATCCGGGTGCCGGGCACGGTTTATCACAAGCGCGGCCACCAGCGCCTCGTGCAGATCCGCGAACATCGCGACGTCGAGGTGGACCTTGTGGATTTCGCCGAGAAGGTCGCCGAGATGCCGCCGCTGCCCGGCGTAGGCTTCGCCAGCGATGTTGCCGCGCCAGCATCGAAACCGGACATCGATGCGGTGCTCACGACGCCGGTGCGCGAGGGCGCGGTCGACGACTGGTCGCGGTTCCAGGGGGCCAGCGCCGCCATCGGCCATTACGTGCGTCTGGTGCACGAGGGCCGCCTCGACCCGTTCGCGGGCTGGGAGGCGATCTGCGGCTACAACGCCGCCATGCTGCGCCCGTCCTGGCCGCTCGATCGGCTGATGGCCGAGTCCGAACGCCTCTGGGCGCTGCATGTGAAGCGCAACGGTCCGCCGCTCCTGCGCGCGGCCCACGCCGACGCCCCCGCCAGCCCGCTGCCGACCTTCAGCCTCGGCGCGCTACTCGACGACACGAGCCCGATGCCAGAGGACATCATCGGTCCACGCGTGCTGACACCCGGCGGGCTCCTGGTCCTGGGCGGTGCGCCCAAGGTCGGCAAGAGCGACTTCCTGATCTCATGGCTCGTGCACATGGCCGCTGGCGTGCCGTTCCTCGGCTTCACGCCGCCCAGGCCGCTGCGCGTGTTCTACCTTCAAGCCGAGATCCAGTATCACTATCTGCGCGAGCGCATGCAGCAGATCGCGCTGCCCGCCGCCGTGATCGCCGCCGCACGCGACACCTTCATCGCCACGCCGAAGCTGAAGCTGCTGCTCGACGCGGAGGGCGTCGCCCGCGTGGCCGAGGCGATCCGGGCCGCATTCGCCGACGCGCCGCCCGATATCATCGTCATCGACCCGATCCGCAACCTCTTCGACGGCGGTCCCGAAGGCGGTGGCGAGAACGACAACACCGCCATGATGTTCTTCCTGAAGGACCGGGTCGAGCTCCTGCGCGAGGCGGTCAATCCGGACGCGGGCCTCATCCTCGCCCACCACACCCGCAAGGCCAGCAAGCACCAGGTCAAGGACGATCCCTTCCTCGCGCTCTCCGGCGCCAGCGCGCTGCGCGGTTTCTATACCTCGGGGCTGCTCATGCACCGGCCCGACGAGGACAGCACCGTCCGCAGGCTGGAAATCGAACTGCGGAACGGCCCCGTGCTGCCAGGCAAGCTCATCGACAAGGTAAAGGGGGAATGGGTCGAACTGAACCCATTTAACGAGCGCCTGGTGCGCAAGGAGGTCGGCGCGAAGCTCGATGCCGAACGGCTGCGCAAGCACGATGTCATCCTCGGCATGCTTCTGGATGAGGCGGCCGGTGAGCGCCTCTACACCGCCATGCAGTTCGCCGAGACCTTCGAGAACCGTGGCGGTCTGGGCAGCAAGCACACCATCCGCGAGCGCCTCAGCGTGCTGGCGACCAAGGGCTTCGTGAAGTTCCTGCGCGATCCCTCGGGGTTCGGCTTCCCCGTCACCCGGTCCCGGTTCGGCTATCTCTGCGTCGAGGGGATGCAGTTCGGCGCGCCCGTCGAGCATGTCGATCCGGACACCGGCGAGGTCACCACCGAGGTCCGTCCGGTCCTGCCCAGCCACTTCAAATGCCCCCAGTCCGGGCTCTGCCTGCAGGTCGAAAACCCCGCCGTCTGGGTCTACCCGGAGGGGCTGGAGGACGACCTAACTCATATGAGTGAGGCCTGACTCATATGACAGCGCCAACCGTGCACTCAACGAAATCAAGGGGTTACGGGCAAATAAGAGTTAGGTCCCTAACTCATGCCCGAAGACTTCATGAAGTCTTATTCCGCAATGATTTCAGCCACTTGTCCCCCCCGGAACAGTTAGGTGTCAAACCCCCATACTATGTATGGGAGGGCCACCCCACAGGGTTGGCCACTCCTCCCATACGTCCGGGCCAGCCGCGCGCGCCGCCGTGGCTGCCGTGTGCTTTCCGATCCGACGACGGCGGCCCCGTACCGCCAAGCACCAGACCCCCGTCGTCTTCCACCACCACTGGCTACCGGCAAAGGAGACCCATCATGGCTCAGCCGACTCTGATCCCGAATTGCGACGGCGCAAGGTTTGAACCGCTGCCGCTCGACACGCCTCGCAACCGCTGCATCCTCGCGCTCGACCTCGGCACCTCGACCGGGTGGGCGATCCGCGGCCATGACGGCCTGATCACCAGCGGCACCGTCTCGCTGCGTCCCGGCCGCTTCGACGGCGGCGGCATGCGCTACCTGCGCTTCACCAACTGGCTGACCGAGATCGACCGGCTCTCCGGTCCTGTCGCCGCCATCTGGTTCGAGGAGGTGCGCCGCCACGCAGCGACCGATGCCGCCCATGTCTATGGCGGGCTGATGGCCACGCTGACCGCATGGGCCGAACTGCGGGGCGTGCCCTACGAGGGTGTCCCGGTCGGCACGATCAAGCGCCACGCCTCGGGCAAGGGCAACGCCGACAAGGCCGCGATGGTCGCCGCCGTCCGCGCCCGCGGCTTCAGCCCGGCCGACGACAACGAGGCCGACGCCATCGCGATCCTGCTCTGGGCGATCGAGACGAAGGGAGGTGTCGCATGAGATGGCACCCCCACGGCTACGGCGGCCGGCGCCGCGATCCCGAGCAGGTCAAGCGCGAGGGCTGGCGGGAACAGGGCGTCCTTGCGGTCTCCGCCGATGACGACCGCCTCACCTGGCCCGAGCGTGAACTGGTCCGCCAGCTGGGCGAGAAGCTCTACGGGCCGCGCCCTTCCGAAAGGGAGGCGCGCCATGGCTGATCGCGAATGGACCGCCGACTGCGTCGCCGATCATTTCGAGGAAGCGTTCCGCACCCTACGCAAGCTGCCGCCGGTGAAGGTGCAGGGCTATTTCAACACCTGGCCCGACATCGTTCGGACGAGCCGCGAGATCGCGGCGATGGAGTCGCAGCCGATGCGGGTCTGGCCCTCGTCCGCCGCGATCACCCGGCTCGAGCAGACCTTCGACTGGGTGCTCTGGATCGAGGACACGGAGCGCAAGCTGGTCTGGTCGCGCGCGGCCCGTGTGCCGTGGAAGCAGATCAGCGGAGAGCTGGGCTGCGACCGCACGACGGCATGGCGGCGCTGGCAGCTGGCGCTCACCAAGATCGCGGCGCGGCTGAATGCATAA